GACCACTCCATACCGGAGTGGTCTGCAGGCTTACGCCTGTTCCATCTTGGACTCCTCAATGAGGTGAGCTATGCCATTAGTAAGTCGCTCTAGGTCTCGTACTACTGGAGATCTAGCGGGAGGTTCTTCCTACAGAATAAGGAAGACTACCGGTGTACGCAACGACTATACCCAACCTGGGTATAAGCGTCGCTACGAAGCGATGTACGACTGGCTTGGTGGGGACCCTACTGACTGGCCAGATAAACCAGGTGAGCGTGTGGATAAAACCATACACAAACCATGGCGGATCAAATCGTTTGATGACGATGGATCCTATCTGAACTATGGAGATCACGCCTTTGGCGTTACTTCTCCTCAGTCTATAGGGAACGCAGTCTATATTAGTTCGTCGGAGTTAGTCACAAATGCCTTACAGAAACTTAATCCTGTTCGGCCTCTTGTGTCTATCCCTAATTTCGTGTTCGAACTTAGGGAACTCCCTTCGCTTATCAGAGATACAGGTCGGCTATTACTTGGCCGATCTGGAACTCCAACTAGCGATGCGATTCTTGCCCATAACTTTGGTTGGGCTCCTCTACTTAACGATCTTCGTACTCTGTTTAGTTTTACTGAACAGGTACAAAAGAGGGTCGAAGAGATAGAGAAGATTCGCAGAACTAAACGTATCGAGGGCCAACTTGGCTCTTTGCGGACGTCCTGGAATGGGACGAAAGCAACAACAGGTCTAACACCTGTTGGATACATTGACTGGCGTTTGCAGCATACTGCAAACACGAGGGCTTGGTTTGTTGCTACTCTTGCAACTTACAATCCTCCACCCACTGGTAGCCCTGATGAGATGTTTCGTTTCAAACGAGCACTCTCTTCAGGAAGTACGATGTCCGTGCTATGGAATGCTTTACCATGGTCATGGATGATCGACTATTTCGTTTCTGTTAGCGACTACTTAGAAGCTAACCAAGGCTACACGTATTACTCTTGTTCATCTCTGAACATTTGTCAGTCGTGTACTGTAACTACTACAGTTGAAGTTATCAAGATTCGATCCGTTGACTCTTCTACAGTGTCAATGGGGAAAGCTGATAACAAAGCCTGGAAACGAACTACTACCAATAACGCCGTCCCAAGAATTTCATTCACACCATTCCTCACACCGAGGATGATGTTGAATCTCTTGGCTCTTGGCAGCTCGAGGTCGCGGTACTCTCGTACCTAAACCTCTATCCTAGACGGTGTGGTCTTAACCTCATAGGCCATGCAACTCTGTTTACTGCAAGCAGAGAAACTTGAACGCAGTGATGCGTCCTAATCCCCTGAAGGAGCAACTAGCATGTTGGACAACTCTTATACTATCACGTACGATGCTGCAAGCGTTGTTCTCACGAAAGTTCGTGAGGGCAACTACTCTTCGGATTTCCGAGGAGTTACTGCAGGCGGTGATGTCTTGACTATGGAAGTCAAACACACCACCGTTCCTCGCGGAGGTACGGGCGAAAGCCATCTTGTCCGGTTTAACGTCGAACACTATGACGGAACCGGGGCGTACCTCAAGACGAGTTCGGCCTGGATGGTCGTCAAAACTTATGACGGCCCTCAGGTCGACGCCGACGCGCTTCTTGCGCATGGCGGTCTCGACTCTTTCCTGTCCACTTCTGGACTGGTCGCAAAGGTGATTGCCCGCGAAAGCTGACAATCATCACTACATCGTATCGTGGATATAGGATCCTGATAGGAGTCTTCTAGACTCCTCCAACTGCTTCCAACTATGGAACCAGCAAAATGGACTTATCAGACCGACGTGCAGCTCTAACGCCTCTTCTTCTTGTCCTTTCGGACTTTGAGAAGGAGCTGAAGTACTGCGCATACAACCATGATCTCACCACCTTCACTCTGAAGGTGCAAAACCTTGTCATGACCAGGGGGGTCAAGTATCTTTTACTTGACTTTCCTGAGATTGGCAAGGCGTACGACAAAGGCCTGTCTTCAGGTATCTTTGACCGTACGGTCATCCCAAAAGATTTGGGACATAGAGATGGTTGGGTATATAAAACCCTCCTATCTCTGACTTTTGATAGTGAAGGAAGGACCCTCAATCCCGATCCGCTCATCGTTTCTTATACCCGTACAGTCTTGTACTTGTATAAGAAGCTCAAACTAGACTGCCCTTTCGAGGCAGTAGAAGGAGCAATACGTGAGTTTGTCAAAATTGAGGAGGAACTCTTCGAGCCTAGCGGCTCTTGGAGTTCTGATCATTGGATTCCTCATAGGTTTCGCTTTCTCGACGATGTACGTCTACTTGATGTACATCCAAGAGCTCGAACTCTATGGGGGATTGCTGACCGAGTTTTCGGGAGCATTATACCAATGTCAGAAGTGGTTTACACTTCCATCCTTCCAAGCCATGGACCCGGAGCTGTCTCAGACGTTCCAACAAGAGGGGACAAATATACGTTCCCCAATTGGCCGTTAAAACTTAACGGAACCTTCGAAGAGGATGCTTTCGCATACCACCGAGAAGGTTTGGGATTCAGTGAGCCTCGTTCTCAAAAAGAACCGCCGGCACGGCTTATCGCCGTTCCTAAGACCTATAAGGGTCCTAGGATCATTGCGTCTGAACCAGTTGCTCATCAGTTCATGCAACATGGACTTATGAGTTGGTTGCGTGACAATATGTCACAAACCCTCCGCAGATGTGTTGATTTTTCTGATCAACAACCCTCTCGGGATCTTGCGCTTTTTGCGAGTAAGACAGCAGCCTATGCGACTATCGACCTTTCGTCGGCATCGGATAGGCTAAGCTGCTATACCGTGGAACGTGCCTTTGGAGCTAATCAATCACTCCTAAGGGCACTTCACGCGGTCCGCACTCGAACTATCATCGACTCCACAGGAGTAGATGATTCTTTGTCCATAAGGATAAAGAAGTTCGCGGCACAAGGATCTGCGGTGACCTTTCCTATTCAAGCAATCGTTTACGCAGGATTGGCCATAACAGCCATTCTGTTTAGCGAAAACTTGAAGCCTACAGCTAGGAATATCCTAGGTGTAGCTGGAAAGTGCCGGGTGTTCGGGGACGATATAATCGTCCCCGCTACTGCAGTACAAGTCCTAAGTGTTCTTCTGCAATCATTGCAGTTGAAGATTAATGTGTCTAAAACACATATCACAGGGCCATTCCGCGAAAGTTGTGGAATGGATGCATACAAAGGGTGTGAAGTAACACCGCTATATATGTCCTCCTGGCACTTAGGCACTTCGCCAGACCAGGTCAGTTCGTGGGTCGATGTTTCAAACAACGCTCACAAAGCTGGTTACTGGGCTCTAAGCAAGTGGATGATGGATAAGTTCACCGAGAAATTCGGCAGACTGTACCTCATTACGAGCGAAGAGGGCGATGGTTTCCGCTTCTTCTCTTATTCGTCAGGATTTCTGACAAACACCGATGTCCGTTATGATTCTGCACACCAGCAACTGGTGTATAGAGTTCTAACAACTTCGACAAAGGTGAAGAAGAAGAAGCGGGGGAACTGGCAGGACCTCTACCAATATTTGCTAGAGGACCCGTCCCCAGAAGTCATCTGGGAGGCGGGTGTACCTGCCGTTCAACGTACGCATTTTGTCGTACGTTGGGTCAGCCGATATGGAAACATATCGAGTGTGAGTCCTATTCTTAGTCCTGATCAGGCGAACTATCGCTTGTATAAACG